TCCCTCGCTGACCTCTTGAACGTCGCGGAGACCATGGCCAGGGGTGGAGTCGCAAACCGGAGGATGGCAGTTGCCACACCATGACCACCCATTACGAGCGCATCGGGAAAACGATCAGCGGCCAGGACGCCGATCGCATGTGCCTCAAGAAGCGCCAGTTCGACACCAGAACAGCGGCCAGGGACTTCGCCATCAGGGGCCAGAAGAAGTACGACAACGCCCCGATGACCGCCTACAAGTGCGCCATCTGCGGCAAGTGGCACAACAGCCAATTGAACAACACCGAAGGCAACATGGCCCGTCGCCGTGTCATGGAAAGGGGTGCCAAATGACCGCAGGAATCAACACCATGCCGCCGGTCGGCCTCCTGCGGTTCGTCCGCAAGTCAATGGACGCCGAGGAAATCCCCATCGGTGCAACGATCAAGACCCCCCTGGGCATGCTGGCCATCGTGGAGGGGTATCGAGGCTACAGGAGAGGGCACCGGGTCTGGCTGGTGTGCAGGTACTGCAAGCCGAGAAACAAGGCGTTTGACGTCGTGCAGGTATTGCCTGAACTGGTGGAGGTTATCCGTGGGTAGACCGTCAAAGCTGACAGATGCGCAGTGGTCAGAGATTCAGCGCAGGCTACTCGCAGGCGAGAAACAAGCGGCATTGGCGCGTGAGTTCGGCATATCAAAAGCCGCATTGGGCGAGCGAGTTTCGAAACGTACGGAAACGATCCGCTCAGTGGCAAATGATCTCGCAAGGGCGGAAATATCCTTACACAAGCTCCCTGTTTCCGAACAATTTCTGGCCGTGACGCTGGCCGAGGAACTCAAGGCGATATCGGGACACCTTGCAGGGGCTGCGCGGTTCAGTGCTGCGACATCGCACCGGCTGGCCGGCATCGCGAATGCCAAGGTTCAGGAGGTTGACGACGCCGAGCCGACAGAGAAATCCGAATTGGCGCTCAAGAGCCTGGCCGTGCTGCAGCGCATGGCGAACGATGCCAGCGTGATCCCGTTGAACCTGCTGGCCGCCAACAAGGCGCTGGTGGAGCGCAACAACGCGCCGAGTGAGGATGAAGGCGGCCCAGCCCAGGGCGTGCTGGTGGTCCCCGGCGTGATCGATAACCCGTCCGCATGGACGAAATTGGTGCAGAAGGCACCGCAACAGAAGGAGTGACGGGTATGACGCGAATCGTTCGACACCAGCAGGAGCCGCCGAATGTCTGGAGGCAGAGGGTAGAAGCCCAACGTCAAGCGGAAAAAGAGGCGGATCTGCGACGCTCAGTAGGGCCGGCTGATGTTGAACCAGCCCAAGGGCAAGTCTTTGGGTCTTTGTTATTTCTACTAGAGGAAAACTTATGAAACTGCAACCATTCTCCAAGATCGCATCATCCACAAAACGCGAGGTATCGCTACAGCTTACGCGGCGTGCCGAGCGCTTCCAAAGGCATGTTGAGCTTGAAACTTTAACCATTTGTTCGAAGATCAGGGACAGAGAACTGGCCATCAAGAAACACGCGGCCAGCGATGACATCGACATAAAGGTGTTGGTCGACATGATGGACGAGGTTGCACTCCTTGAGCGACGGGCGCGGCGGTATCAAGAGGTGATGCTTGAGCTATTCCCACCAAAAGCGGAGAAACCTCGCACACCATGACCGACGACAAGCCCACGCCACCCCTATCCGACCGCGACAAGATGCTGGCCGACTACTTCGCCCGCCAGCTTCGCAAGCGCATCGAGCTCGCCCAGGTCCGCACGCCTGGCGGGCTGGCGCGGCTGTTTCCGGGGTTGGGGAAGCGGAAATGAGCGACACACGGAAGCTGCCCGAGGATTTCACCACCCGCTTTCTGCCAATGGCCGCTGGCGGCAAGATGTTCGATGTTCCGTTGATGGAGTTGTCGCGGGACGAGTTATTGGCCACGGCGGCTTTTTGCATGCATGAGGCATCGAGCGCAAGGGATGAAAGCCTCCGGCAGGTGAAGTTTGCCGCGGAGTTGCGTCGCCAGTGATCCTTCGCCCCCCATCCGCCCCGACAGTCTGGGCGCCTCACGCCGGCAGCCAGGTTCAGTTCCTGACATGCCCCATCTTCGAATGCCTGCTGGAGGGCACGCGGGGAGGGGGCAAGACCGCTGCTCTCTTGATGTCGTTCGCCCAATACGTCGGGCGCGGCTTCGGTTCGGCGTGGCGTGGCGTCCTGTTCCGTGAGACTTATCCACAGCTTGCCGACGTGGCCACAAAGTCAAAGCAGTGGTTCAAACTGTTCTTTCCGGGCGCGAAGTTCAATGAGTCCACCTACACCTGGAAATTCCCGGACGGAGAAGAACTGCTGCTGCGCCAGGGCGTCAAGGAGGAGGACTATTGGGATTTCCACGGGCACGAGTACCCCTTCATAGGGTTCGAAGAGCTCACGAACTGGCGATCGCTGGCCTTCTACGAAATGATGCATTCGTGCTGCCGCTCGAGCCATCCCGGCATGCCGCGCATGGTGCGAGCCACGACGAACCCCTATGGCCGAGGCCATGCCGCGGTGAAGGAGCGGTTCCAACTGGGCGAAGGTGGCGCCCGGCCTGGGCAGATCATCAAGGACACGTCCGGCCGGGAGCGCACGCACGTTCACAGCGACATCATGGAGAACCTGACGCTGCTTGCCAGTGATGAGGGCTATCTCGCAACCCTGGACGGCATCAAGGACGCGAACCGCAAGAAGGCATGGCGGTACGGGTCATGGGACATCAACGTCGGCGCCTTCCTGGCAGATGCGTGGGATCCGGAGAAGCACATCGTCAAGCCGTTTCCGATCCCGGCGAACTGGAATATCTGGATGGCGATGGACTGGGGCTACGCCAAGCCGTACGCGATCGGCTGGTTTGCCAAGGACCCCGAGGGCAAAACCTACATGTGGCGCGAGCTCTACGGCATCGCCACGGACGACGACGGCAAGCCCATGGCCAACGTGGGCACCAAGGAAACCCCGGACAAGGTTGCCAAGCGGATCATCGCCAGGGAGGCGCATGACGAGCGGGTCGGCTACGACATCAGCCTGCGGATCACCGGGCCGGACGCCTTCGCTCGCGGTGGCAGCCAGTACGGAACCCAGATCACGCACGCGCAGACGATGCGCCGGCACGGCCTCAAGTTCCGTCCATGGTGGGCAGGGCCTGGCAGTCGCAAAGCTGGCGCGATGCTGGTCAAGCAGACCCTGGAGCAGGACGAACTGGCCTTCTTCGACACCTGCGTGCACGCGATCCGCACGGTCCCGACCCTGAACCCGGACCCGGACGACCCTGATGACGTGGCAACGGACGAGGAAGATCACGCCTTCGACATGCTCAAGGCGGCATTGATGCGCCGAACCTCGAACCCACCGGGCGAGGATGAATCACTTTCTGGCGATTACAACGCTGGAGGGGCGCATATTCAGCCCGACGGAAGCCACCGAATCGACAGGATCCAGCGATGAACCTCCAAAACTCCGAAGCCCCAGCGACCGCCGGCACACCCAGCGCGGCGGGCATCGTTTCGGCCAATCTGCAAGGCCAGACCGACAAGGATGATCCGCTGGTCAAGATGTGGATGGACCGCATCAAGGCGGCAGAAAAGCACTGGGAGAAGTTTCATTCCCGCGTCCGGTACAACCGGGATCTGGTGCAGGGCATCGATCACACGACAGATCCGAAGTCCCCGCACTACAACAAGAAGCGGGCGAACCTGATCAAGTCGACGCTCTCCGTGGTCCTGTCCAAGGTGTACGCCAAGAACCCGGAAATGAGCGCGGAGCCCACGAACAAGGCGAAGAACCTGCGCAAGTTCTGCGATACCGTGTCCGCCGTGACCCAGCGCATGCTGGAGGATGCCAAGCTCAAGACAAAGGCCAAGCGGGCGGTTCGCGCTGCAATGACGTGCTCACATGGCATCGTGAAGGTGCAGTATCAGAAGGACATCAAGGTCGATCCGCTGATCAAGGACCGCATCGAGGACACCCAGGACAACATCGCCAACATCGAACGCCTGCTGGCGCAAATCGAGGGCGACGAGGCGCAGCGGTGCGATCTGGAGGCCAAGAAGCGCGAACTGGAACAGGCCATTGCTGGCCTGGAGGCCAAGAAGGAAGTGGTCGCAGCCGAGGGCCTGGTTGCCGATATGGTCCGAACTGATCGATATCTGCTGGATCCGGCGATCGATGACATTCTGGATTACGAGTCGGCGGCCTACATGGTCGAGAAGATCCCGATGCGCAAGTCTGCGGCGATGGGTCTGTTCCCTGACTTCGACCTGTCCAAGGCATCGACCTACAAGGTGGGCGAGTTCGACATGGAATCTGACAAGGCCCGGCCCTACAGTGCGGACATGAAGGCCGCAGGCCAGGGCGATGACCCGCTGATTCTGGTCTACGAGGCATGGAGCAAGACCGACAACACGATTTATACGCTGGTGGCCGGCATCAACGGGCAGTTCGCCCGCGCACCGTATCAGCCGACCTACACCGGGGAACGCTGGTGGCCGTACTTCATCCTGCCGTGGGGCGTGGTTGACGGCAAGGTTGTCAGCCAGTCGCTGGTGGACGATCTGGAGAAACTGGAGGTCGAGCACAACGAAACCCGCGACAAGTTCGCGGAAGTTCGGCGCAACATCAAGCCGAATTTCATCGTCAGCGCGGACGTGAAGGACAAGCAGATCCAGACCCGGCAGATTGCCGGCATCGGTGAAGTGTTGTCAGTGGACACTGGCGGCCAGAAGCTGGCCGACTTTGTGCAGCAGAGCACGCAGCTACAGATCGACCCGGCCGTGTACGACACATCGCCCATTGCATACGATTGGGACCAGACCAGCGGACTGCAGGAAGCGGCCCGGTCTGTCATCACCAAGGCCAAGACCGCCACCGAGGCGGCTATCTCCGACCAGAGCCTGGGTGCGCGCGTGGGCGAGTTCCGCGATTCTGTCGAGGACTGGCTGACCGAGATTGCGCAGTATGGTGCTGAACTGCTCCTGCTGGCCATGACCGAGCCCATGGTGGCGCAGATCATGGGCGAGGCGGAGCCGGTGGACGAGGACGAGATTGCCGAAGCGCAATTGACCGGCATCCCGCCCATTCCTGACAAGCCCTACGAGTGGCCGGCAGAGCGCACGCCTGAAACCGTGTTCCAACTGGTGCAGATGAAGA